GTGAGCTTAAAAACGCGAAGATTTCCCTTGCGCATGCCGAAAAGCGCCCGGGTGTGCTTGAAGCCGAGATCAGAAACATAAAAAGCAAGATTGAAACGCTTGAATACTTAATCGACATGGCGCTCAAGCACATGTAAGGGGAGCAAAAGGATGGAAAACAGAAAGGCGATCATTGAAATAAACACCGGCGACACGCCGGAGATGATCCAGATTTGCTTAAACTGCAAAATGCCAAGGTGCATTGATGATTGCCCGAAGATGCGGAAAGCCAAGGGGAAAAAACCCCCGCCCAGAAAGCCCGGCGTATTGTATCCGTATAAAGGCGGCTATATGAACCTTGCGGAAGCATCCAGACAATCCGGCATCTACCGAAAGACGCTCAAAGATCGAATTGAAAAACTCGGGTTATCCCTTGAACAGGCCATAGAAAAGGGGCCTCGCACACCGAACAAACGAAAGGAGAAAAAACATGAACCGTCAAGAAAGGCGCGCGCAGAAAAAAACCAAGGTTCCCGCCTACCGCAGAATGACCATTGAAGAGCGCAAGGAAAAGCTCATGCGCAACGGCATTACGCCGGAGGATTTGAAGCGATCCTACGAAAACGGCTACCGGCACGGGTTCGCCGAGGCCAGCCCTGCGACGTTTAAAATCATCTATGCCGCCGTGTGCTTAGTCTTAAACAAAATGCACGGTTTCGGAATGAAGGTGCAGGGACGTATTAAACGCCGTGGATGCATGCGTCGTCGATCAGCTCACAAGCGCGGAAGCCATTGAGGCGGTATACAAGAAAATCGGCCTTGAAATCGACTTCGGGGAGACCTTGGACGACCGCGTAAAAGAGAGAGTGACAGCATGAACAAGCTATACGCCGCCGATCAGGCGGAGGCCATCGAAAAGGTGGCAGCCATCACGGAAACAAAAAGGCCCGCCTACATCCGCATGGAAAAGCAGAAGGACGGGCGGTATCTCATCAAATGGGAGGGGGAAAAGGAATGAGCAAGAAAACCATACCCAAGCGCAACAATGAAGGCTACATCGACCCGACCGCCTACGCGGCGCTACAAAAGACATTGAACGAAACAAACGACCGCGACGCGCGCGTTCAAAGGCTCATAAAATCCCTTAAGGAAATCATCGACCAAAGCGGATACGACCTTTTAAACCGAATTGAACTTAAAGACAGAAAAACGGGGAGGTACTACAGATGAAATTTTACGCTTATCAGCTCCTTGCACGCAGAACCCAAAGAACCGACATTACCAAAGGCGAAAAGCTTGCGCACGCCGTATGCGGTATCGCAAGCGAGGCGGGCGAAATCGCCGGTATCTACCAGAAAGCCATGCAGGGGCATGCGGTAGACTTAAACGACCTTAAAAAGGAAATCGGGGACGTTCTCTGGATGCTTTCGGAACTTTGCGATGTCTACGCCTTCGACATGGGCGAGGTCGCAAATGAGAACATCGAAAAACTCAAAAAGAGATACCCGGACGGGTTCGACCCCGAAAAAAGCATACACAGGAAGGATGAATAACGGATGAAAAGGGAAGATTTGTATAAGCTTCGTAAGGCAGTTAAAAATATAGACAAGCTGAAAGAAAAGATTGCGCGGCTTGAATCGCTCAGGATTTCCCCGCGCAGTGCCGCATACGGTTCGGAGCGCGTACAGACTTCCACAAAGGGAGATATACAGGCCGAACAGGAACATAAAATCGATATTTTGCTTGAAAAGTACCGGAAAGAGCTTTCCGAAATCCTTGATTTGCAGATAGAAATTGAGGGCGTGTTTGAGAACTTGGAACCCACAAAAAAGCAGATCGCGCGCTCATACTATTGCGAGGGGAAGATATGGGAGGAAATCTGGAACGAAACCGGCTATTGCGTAAGGCATTTAACCCGGCTGAACCGCGAAATTTTAGAAGAATTATTCCCGGAAAAGTGAAACATGTCCTTGAATGTCCATAAAAAACGTGGTATTATGGTATCATGAAATAGTAAGAGAAAAGCCCGGGCGAAAACGCCACGGGCTATTTTTGTGCGCAAATGCGGAAGGCAGCACCAAACCACGCCGCATATGTGCATCCGGGATGAGGGATAAAAAATGGAAAAAGGTATCGAAATAGATATTGATTTATCATTTGGTGAAGACGACGAAGAAGACGAATTAGACCTTGATTTCGATCTGGACGATTTTTCGTTTGATATGGACGACGACGAAAATGTAAGGATCATGAAGCCGCGCATGCCGAAAAACGCCTGTCATCATAAGGTAAAATTCGACAATGCGCTCAAGCTTGCCGAAAGCCTTGATATGTCGCCGGGCGCGCGCACAACCTGCATTGTACCGGGGAATTTCATCATGGGCGATTTGCTGGAAGCTTTGATCCTTGACCGAAAGATGGATGTAAAAAGCATATACATCAATACGCTTTCCATGTCGCAGGAAAACATAGACAGCCTGCGTACTATCATGGATTTTCGCCCGAGGCTTGAAAAGCTGAATGTTCTGCTTTCGGCCTATTTCTACAGCCACGAAAAATATAATCTGGTCAAATATCTATACGACGAATTGGATATTGATAACCGCCTGCAGGTTTCTTTCATGCGCACGCATTGCAAAATATATCTGATTGAAACGCACAAAGGCAATAAATACGTTATCAGCGGAAGCGCGAATCTTAGGTCAAGCGCCAACATCGAACAGTTCGAAATCGAAAACAATCCTGATTTGTTCGAATTCTACAAAAACATGTTTGACAGTATTCTCGAAAAATACCCGACAATTAACTACAAAGTCGGTAAACCGGTTAAGGGGGTGAAGGCATGGCAAGCGGTAGCACAGGCGGAGGCCGCAAAGTAGGCGGCGGCGCAAGCAATGCACAGAAAAGAAGGAAACAGCGCGAAAGGAATTTTGACGACTATCTCGTTTATCTGCTTTGAAACGGGGGATAAAAAATGAGTGAAAACCTTATACCATTTAATGAATTAACAGAGGAAGAACACAGAAAAATTGCACAAAAAGGCGGTAAAGCATCCGTAAAGGCGCGCAGAGAAAAAAAGCTTATGAAACAAACGCTTGAAACGCTTCTGCAAATGACGCTGAACGGGAAAGAGGCCGCCGACCTTGACGAAATTAAAAGCCTTGATGACCTTAAAGGGAAAAATATAACGGTCAGCGAGGCTATGATGCTTGTGCAGGTAAAGCACGCGCTTTCAGGCGACCTTGCAGCCGCCTCATTTATCCGTGACATGGTCGGAGAAAAGCCCGCTGAAAAGCTTTCCGTTTCCGCGCAGGTCAATAATCCATTTGCGGATTTAACTACCGAGGAGCTTCGAAAACTGGTTGATTCGGATGGATAAAACTAAGCTTCGCCAATACGCCGCCTTAGAGCTTGCAAGGCGCGATTTTTTCTATTATTGCCACTTAACGGCCCCGGACTTCTACCGGAAGGACAGGGCTTTTTTAGTGCATCAATGCCGAGAAATGCAAGACTTTATCGAAGGTGACGACGAGATCATGATTATCAACGAACCGCCGCGCTTCGGTAAGTCCCGAACGTCGCAAAAGCTGGTAGAATGGGCGCTTGGGAATAATCAGAACCTTAAAATCATGACAGGCTCCTATAACTCCATCCTGTCAACCATGTTTTCTAAAAACGTTCGAAACGCCATACAGGAAGAAAAGGCGGACGCGGATAAAATCGTATTTTCGGATGTATTCCCGGGCGTAGGCATTGCACCCGGTGACGGCGCAATGAACCTTTGGAGCCTTGTAGGCGGTTATAACAACTATCTTGCAACCTCCCCGGGCGGTACGGCAACGGGTTTCGGTGCGACGCTCATTATCATTGACGACCTTATCAAAAACGCATATGAGGCGTTTAATGAAGGCATCAAGGAAAAGCAGTGGACATGGTTTACCGACACCATGCTTTCCCGTCTTGAAGAGGGCGGGAAAATCTTAATCGTTATGACCCGATGGGCGACGGATGATCTTGCCGGCCGCGCATTAGAACACTTTACCAAGTTAGGCTATAAGGTAAGGCATATCAATTATAAAGCCGTGCAGGACGACGGAACGCTATTATGTGAGGATATTCTATCCGCAAAGAGCATCGCCCTTAAAAAGGCCACCATCGGAAAAGAAATCTTCAACGCCAACTATCAGCAGGAGCCTATTGACATACAGGGTAGGCTTTATTCCACCATCAAAACATATACGGAAATCCCGAAAAACGAGCACGGACACGCGCTTTTCCGCTATATCCTCAACTACACGGATACAGCCGACAAAGGAAGCGATTATCTGTGCTCTATTTGTTATGGGGTTTACGAATCAAGCTTCTATGTGCTGGATGTGCTTTATACCAAAGACCCGATGGAGATTACCGAACCCCAGACGGCGCGCATGCTCACCGATAATGCCGTCGATACCGCAATCATCGAATCAAACAACGGCGGCCGAGGCTTTGCCCGAAACGTTGAAAGGGAATGTAAAGACTTAGGCAACCGCAAAACCATTGTTTCGTGGTTTACGCAGACCAAGAACAAAGAAGCCCGCATCCTGTCAAACAGCGCCAACGTTATGAGGGATGTATATTTCCCGGTCAATTGGCAGGACAAATGGCCGGAATTCGCGCTTGCTATCCTCAAATACCAGAAGGAAGGCAAGAACGACCACGACGACGCGCCGGATGCATTGACGGGCGTTTATGAAAACCCGAGACCGCCCGCCAGATGGCTTTATTAAAGAGAAAGGAAACAGAAACATGCTCACGGTAGAAGAAATCAAAAAATTCATTGACCAAGACGCCGTATCCGACCGCAAACGACAGGCGCGGGTCGGACAAAGGTATTATGAAGGCGACCACGATATTCTGAAAAAGAAGCTTTATTTCATGAATGACAAAGGGGAGCTTGTGGAAGAAAAATTCAAAAGCAATTACCGCATTCCCCACCCATTTTTTACTGAATTGGCCGATCAGGAAGTTCAGTTTCTTTTATCCGGTGAAGACGGCTTTATGCATGCGCAAGACCCCAACCTTCAAAAGGTGCTGGACGAACGTTTCAACAACAACGCGGATTTTCTTTTGGAGTTTTCGGAAGTGCTCACCGACACCGTTGTAAACGGCTTCGGCTATATGTACGCCTACAAGGAAGAAGACGGACAGACACACTTCCAATGCGTCGACAGTATGGGTGTAGTCGAGGTACGCGCAAAGGAAACGAGCGACCGATGCGATTATGTCATCTATTGGTATGTGGACAGGATCACGCCCGAGGGCAATCGCATCAAGCGCGTTGAAGTATGGGACAAAACGCAGGTCACGTATTTCTATCAGGTGGACGACGGCGAAATCATGCTTGACACCGAGGAAAAAAATAACCCGCGCCCGCACATCCTTTACACCAAGGGCAAAAAACTGTATCAGGATGACTACGGCACAATCCCGTTTTTCCTGCTTAAAAACAACCGCAAACAGTTAAGCGGTTTAAAGCCTGTAAAGCCCCTGATCGATGACTATGACATTATGAACAGCGGTTTAACCAACAACATAGAGGACACAAACGAGGCCCTGTATGTTGTCACAGGCTTTCCGGGCGATGATCTTGACGAGCTCACGCTGAACATCAAGGCAAAGAAGCACATCGGATTATCCGAGGGCGGAAGCGTTGACGTTAAAACGGTGGATATCCCCTATGAATCCCGTAAAGTCAAGATGGACATCACCAAAGAGGACGTTTACCACGCGGGCATGGGCTTTAATTCGACCGGCCTCAAGGATTCAAGCGCGACCACAAACCTTCAAATCCAGATGGGCTATCAGCTTTTGCAGATGAAGGTAACAAAGTTTGAGGGCAACGTCAACCAGTTTTTGTGCTGCCTGCTTGACATCGTACTTGATGAGCACAACAAGCAAAACGGCACAGACTTTAAAAAGACCGACGTTACCATTGACTTTAAACCCCAAACGCCCACGAACGCAAAGGAAAACGCAGATATCGAACTGGTTAAGGCACAAACCCGACAGACCAATATAAACACCGTCCTTAGTTTGCAGGCAAAAATCGGCGATGAGGTGCTTTTAAAGAAAATCGCCGAGGAAATCGACGTTGACTATGACGAATTAAAAGCCTCCGCGCCGACGCCTGAGAACGACCCGCTGTATAAGGCGCAGAAAACCCTTGAAAACGCGCCGGAGGAAAGCGGTGTTGTGATTGGATAAGCGCACAAAAGAGGTTGTACAGGCCCAATTAAACGCGGAATCGGCGGTCATGAAAGAGCTTGAAAAAGTATATCGGGCCGCCCTTGACGCGATCAATGAGCGCATAAGGCTTTTACAGACGGGCGAAATCACGCAAAGTACCATTTATCACATCGAATATCAAAAGACGCTAAAGGCGCAGGTTTCGGCCATCCTTGATAAGCTGCAGGCGGACGAATACACAAGCCTCGAAAAGTATCTGACCGATAACTACAATATCGGCTTTGCAGGCGCCGCCTACGTCATGCACGGGCAGAGCGTGCCCGTCCTATTACCCATTGACAAAAACGCGGTCTACAAGGCAATCGTCGCCGACACCAAGCTCACACATCCCCTGTATAAGGAAATCGGTCTTGACATGACGAAGCTTAAAAAGACCGTGACGCAGGAAATCAGCCGAGGCATTGCGACGAATCTTAGCTATAAGGAAATCGCCCGAAACATCGAAACCGCCGCCAAGATTCCCAAAGACCGAGCAAAGGCCATTGCAAGAACGGACGGCCACCGCGTATTGGAAGCCAGCGCGGAGGACGCAAGGCAGGCGGCCAAGGCAAGGGGCGCGGATGTACTTAAACAATGGGACGCTACGATGGACGGCGACACCCGCGACACCCACCGGCAGCTCGATGGTCAAATCCGGGAAACAAACGAGCCTTTCACCCTCGGAAGCAAAAGCGCAATGTATCCCGGTTCTTTCGGTATTCCCGAGGAAGACTGCAATTGCCGCTGTATCGCCACCACCCGCGCAAGATGGGAGCTTGACGAGGACGAATTAAACATCCTCAAAGAAAGGGCGGCGTTCTTCGGGCTTGACAAAACAAACGACTTTGAGGAATTCAAGGAAAAGTACCTGAAAGCGTCGGAGGATTTCCCAAAGGAAAATAACAGCCGGAAAGCCGCCGAAACCTTGAAAAAAGAGGGAAAAAGTGGTATAATAGATACGTCGAAAAACGTTATTGCGGATGCAATCAAGAATGGTCTTGTCAAAACAACCGTCAACCGTGAATCGCAAAGAAGGCATATGATTGATAGCCCGGATTATAAAACGGGCAGGAGTTATATGTATGGCACGCTTGAAGAAATCAATAAACTTATTTCTGAATTGATCGGAAAGGGCGTAGCGGTATTAGACAGAAAAGGTGCATGGACGCACAAAGAACGCGTGCAAGCCTCAAAGGTTGTGGGCAAGCACATAGACAAAGAAACAGGGACTGAGACAGAAACCCATGCCGCCATGATCGTTTATTCAAATACAGGAACGCATATTTACCCGCGAAAGGAGGAAGATGAATGAAGCTTGTAGCCTATGAACATAAACGTGTTAAAATCGTAGACATTGACGAACAGGTTTTTATCGGAAACGTGATCGACTATTTATCCGCGGAAGATAACGAACCGGAAGGCGAAGCAATCATCATCAAAAATCTTTCCGGGGAACTTACAGGTTCACTGCTTGAATTCCATACAGAAGAAATTAAAGAAATAACCGTTATAGAATAAGCGCCATGCATCCGCAAGGCGCTTTTTCTATGCCTTAAAAGAGGGTGATTCCATTGCAGGATTAAGCTGTTGATTGGCTTATATTGGCTTATATTGGCTTATATAGGAATTGGCTTATAATAAAACACGTTTAAAAGACTGCGAAAGCGGTCTTTTTTTATATACAAAACGAAAGGGGAAAAAATATGCAGAGCAGATGGAAAAGCTGGCCTATGTGGCTATCTCTTATGAGCGCCATATGGGTAATTATCAATTCTTTGGGCATTGCTGAAAAGCTTGGCCTCGATGAAAGCACCTTCAATACGGTTATCAATTCGATTGGATCGGTGCTGATTGTGTTCGGCATCGTGAACAATCCCACGACACCCGACAAATTATAAAAAAAGTAGCTTTCACCTCGGCAAAAAGGGCGCGGATTATCCCGCGCCTTTTTTATATCACGCCCCGGGCCGGCGTAAAAGGGCCTATTTCTTTGTGATGCTACCACGTAAAAAGCGTAAGAAAGGACAGGAAACCATATGAACATTACGGACATTTTCAAGGAAAACGGAATCGGTGATGATATCGCCGGGAAAATCCTTGAAGCAATGAAGGCAAACGGCATTTATTTATCCGCAGAAGAAAACATCGACGTTCGATACGGAAAGCTTAAAACGCAGCATGACACCGTAAGCGCCCAGCTTAAGGAAGCCAACGGCACCATTGAAGCCTTGAAGCAATCCAACGCGGGAAACGAAGAGCTGCAAAAGAAAGTGACCGAATACGAACAGACGATGCTATCGATGCAGACGCAGCTTGAACAGGTGAAGCGGGACGCCGCCTTACAGGTAAAGCTCCACGAAGCAAACGCCACGGATGTAAATTACATGACCTTTTGCCTAAACGAAAAGCTCAAAAAGGACGGAAAAGCCCTTGAGCTGGACGAAGGCGGCAACATCAAAGGATGGGATGAGCTGTTATCCGGATTGCAGACCCAGTTTCCCACCTTCTTTGAAAGCGCAAAAAGCAAAGACGGCCTGACCGTTTACGAGCCGAACAAACTGAAAAAGAGCGACGAAAACCGCAATCCTACCCGCGAGGAATTTAAAAACATGGGTTATGAGCAGCGCGTCGCCTTGAAAAACAACAACCCCGAACTATTTAAACAATTAGCCTATTAAGGCATATGAAAGGATGATTTTTTTATGGCAAGAACCGGACTTTTCGGCGGATTTGAATTTGATGAGGAAGTCTTTACTTCCATGATGAACGAGGCCGACTATTGGCGAAATCCTATCCTCGCTTCCGGCATTGTAGCGGAAGACGCTTCCATCATGAACGCCATCGGCACCAAGGGCAACGTTGCTACCCTTCCCCTCTATCTGCCGCTTAATGTAAACGACAGCGGCATGGGCGCGCTCAATAACGACGGCAACACCAACAACACCCCGGCCACCATCGCGGGCGGCTCTCAGACCTGCATGCTCATTCAGCGCATGAAGGCATTCAGCGCTCAGGACTTCACCAAGGAGCTTACCGGCGCTGACCCGATGGGCCATATCAAGAACAAGCTCACCGGCTATTGGACGCAGGTGTGGGAAGCGGAGCTTATGAACATCGCCAAGGCGGTTCTGGGCAACACCAAGCTTTCCGACCATGTTACCAATCTCGCCATCACCACCGGCACCATCGCCGACGCGAACAAGATCAACGAAACCACCATCATCGACGCAGAACAGGCGGCCCTCGGCGATATGGCGGGCGGCCTCGGCCTTGTTGTCATGCACTCCAAGATTTACGCGGCCTTTAAGAAGCTGGGCCTTGTCGAGTATGACAAGTACGTAAGAAACGGCGCAATCAAGCAGGACGTTGAGCTTCCCACCATCAACGGCAAGCACGTCCTCGTAACCGACTATTACACCGTCGATACCAGCGTTTCCGGTTTCCCGGTCTACAGCACCTACCTTTTCGGCGAAGGCGCTTTCCGCTCCGCCACCAAGACCAACTACGAAAAGGCGTATCACGTCGATTACGACGCGGAAACCAAGGCTGGCGTAGATAAGCTCTACACCAAGCAGGGCAAGGTGCTCCATCCCAACGGCCTTTCCCTCGCCGTTGACAAAATCGCTATGGAATCCCCGACCTTTGCCGAACTCGGCACCGTCGGCAACTGGACGCTCAAGTTCAATCCCAAGAACGTCAAGATGGGCGTAATCAAGACCAACGGTTAAAAATGAAAGGAGGCCGAAAGCATGAACAGATTTGTCATTGTGGACGGCCTGCCTTATCTGGCGGCCAACGGGAAAACCTTCGCCGTCCGATGGGATGAAAAGGGCTTTACCGTAGGGGCGGAAGTCAAACTGCCTTCCGTCCCGGAAAGCACCCATTCAGAGCTGGCAATAAAGGCGCAATGCGCCGGGAATCTTGACAGCATCGGGGGCAAAAAGCCCAAGGCAGGCCGGAAGAAAGAAGAAAAGAAGGCGGGTGATTCGCCTTGATCATGTCCGTTGAAGAGTTAAGGCAATACCTTAACACCGACCAACCCGAACAGGTGCTTGAATTCAAGCTGCGCGCCATTGAAAAGGCCATACAGGGCTACACAAACAACAATTTCCGCAGATTCTTAGTAAACGGCGAAATCGTCTACCCGGACGATATCAAAATGGGTGTCGTCCGCCTGATTGAGTGGGACGAAAAGATGCGTTCAAAAGTCGGCGTTCAGTCGGAAAGCATTTCCCGCCATTCCGTGACCTATCAGGATCAGACCTCAAACACCATTAACGGCTATCCCGCGCACCTGATGGGCTTTTTAAAACCTTATATGAAAGCAAGATTCGGACAGGGGGTTTTTGTATGATCGGTATAGGCGGAAACGTGAAAGCGACCTTTCAGACGAGAACCACCCGTAAAAACGCCCTTAAAGAGCAGGAAACCGTATGGACGGATGCGGACACCCTTACAGGCTTTTTAGACCTGATGACAGGCGGCGCAGAGTACCGCTATAACGCCAAGATGCAGGAATCCACGCATATCTTTATCGCCGATTATAAGCCCTTAAAAGCGGGTATTACCGCCGAAAATTCGCGCCTTGTAATCGGTGGACAGGTGTACGAAATCACGCTCATAGATAATCCTATGGGCCTATTGGATGAATCGCAATGGGAAATCTATTTGCGCTACACCGGAGGCCAGTAATATGGCCGTAAAATTCATTGATCACAGCATCGAGGTAAAGGCGGCGCTGAACGACGCAACCATTAAGAAGCTACACGAAGCGGCGAACGCGGTCAAATCCCACGCGCAAAGAAACTGCACCATGCGCTCGGAGGACAGCGGCAGGCTTGCCGAAAGCTACCGCGCGGACGTGGACGAAAGCGCTGGAAAAGCTCAAATCGGGACGCCGATGGAAGAAGGCTTCTGGGAGGAATTTGGAACAGGCACGCACGCTGACACAAAGAAAAACGGCGGAAAACGGGGCCGTGAAGGATGGTGGATTTATACACCCGACAGCGAAGGGCCGGAGGGGTATAAATCAAACGTATATCCGACCAAAGAAGACGCGGAAATCATGGCCGCATATATCCGCGCAAAATACAAGCATGATGCCGTTGTAACCAACGGACGCAAGCCAAGTTACACGCTTGAAAAGGCGTTTATCGCAAACGAATCTAAAATACAAAAGCTGTTTGCAGACGAATTAAAGGAGACGTTTGGCACATGACACAGGAAGCGATTGAATACATCGGGGACGTGCTTTCGGGTCTTGGGCTGAATTATGCCTTTGACCAATGGAACGAAGACAAAATCCCCGATACGTACTTTACCGGAAGCTACATCGAACACCCTTCCGATACCCGCGAGGAAAGCGGAAAGGAAGAATCGACGTTTATATTACGGGGCTATACGCGCCTTACATGGTATGCGCTTGAACAGGCGCGGGAAACCATAAAGCGCGCATTTCCCATTACTACGCTTTTGCCGTCTGGTTCGGCAATCGCAATTTTTTACGATACCGCCGATCCCGTCCCACAGGCCGGCGGCGCGCGTAAATCTATCAAAATCAACCTGAATGTACAGGAATGGAGGGTTTAACCATGATCCATAACGGAGTTACTACCGGAACCCCGGCGAAAATTGCCTTCGGTGCCGGTGTGTATTTTAAGGGCCTTGAATTTAATCCCCTTATTGCGCCCGCCGAAGAGGCCGTAAAAGCGGCGATTGTCGGCGCAACGCAGGATGGCGGCACGTTTACCGTTACCCCGGAATTTTTCGCGCCCGAGCTTGACGGCGTATATGTGCCGGTTAAGGAGCTACAGCAGAAGGTCGGCGAAACCGCGCAGATGGAAGTCTCTTTTGCAGAGTTCACACCCGACCTTGCCGCGCATCTTGCAATCGCAAAAGTGGGCGAAACAACCGACAAAAATTACGCCGTCGTTACCTCGTCCGAGCATCTGACCGCCGGCCATTATTATGAAGGTTTCGGCTATTATGGCCGCTTCCTTGACGGTCGCCCGCTCATCATCATTTTCAAAAATGCCCTTTGCACGTCCGGCCTCACTACGGACACAAAGAACAAGACCAACAGCCTGTTTAAAGGCACCTTTGCCTGCCATTCCGACCTTGAATTCGGAACGACCACGCTTCCCTATGCAATCTTTATCCATAAGGCGGAAGGCTGGACACCCATTAACGCCGCGCAGGCCGCGCAGTCTTAAAACAGAAAGGACGGAATAACCGATGAATGATATGGTACAAAACGGAATAAACGCGCTTGAGGAAAAGAAAAACGCTTTTGCAACTTTTGCAGAACGGATGGCCGAGGAAGAAGCCAAGGCGGCGAAAAAGGCGGCGGAAAAGAAAGAAAAGCTGGATGCACTCCACAAAAAGTACAAAGACCGCTTCCAGCTCCGCGCCCTGCAGGATGATGATATGTACACGATCATCCATCTTGTAGAAACGCTTTTGCCGGAGGAAAGTGTGCGTGATGCATTTGCGGGCGTTGCGCTTGGCAATATGTCGTTTGCGCAGGTCGGCGCGCGCGTGATGGTGGATATGATTTTATCCGTCATGAAAAACGCCGGCGCGGTCAAGGATGATCTTTATAAATTCCTTTCCGATCTTTCCGGCCTCACGCCCGAAAAGCTTCAAAAAATGCCGTTCGGCACTACCCCCGCCATGCTTTGGGCGCTTTATCATGATTCAAAGAACGCTGATTTTTTCGCGGATGTCTCCATATTGTTTTAATCGGTGAATTTCGTTTCTTCGGGCTTCTAAACGATTTGTACGGAGGCCCGAAGATTATGGGCGGATATATAAGAACCGGGCGATTTGGGGACTTTGTAAAAGGCGTAATCGCAGAAAAAAACAGGCGCACAAAAGAAGAAGCCGAAAGGGACGAAGATAATAAAATGTGGCTTATGTATTGCCTTATGGGAAGCCACGGTTTTATTTCAGACAAATCCTTCAGCGACTGGAAAAAGGAAGTTTTGCGCCCTGCATCTGCAAAAAACAAAACCGGCAGCGACGCCGATTTAAACGACGACGGCATAAAGGCCATCTATAACGATTTGTTCCCGGAACGATAGGCCGTAGACCCCGAAATGGGGTGTATGGTTTTGAAAATTTTTGAGCTTTTAGGCGAAATCGCAGTCAAAAACGATGAAGCCAACAGAGCTATAGAAGAAACAACGCAAAAGGCGGATGAAGGCAGCACCAGAACATCATCCGCTTTTGACAAAATCGGGGCCGCCGCGCTCGGGATCGGAAAGTTTGTTGTCACAGCAGGCCTTGCAATGGGCGGCGCGTTTGTCGCCGCTATAGAAGGGACGCGGGAATACCGGGCGCAGATGGGGCTACTGGACGCCGCCTTTCAGGCATCCGGGCATAGTTCAACCGAGGCAAAGAACACCTATTCAGAGCTTAACGCCGTTTTAGGCGATACCGAGCAGGCCGTAGAAGCCGCCCAGCATATCGCGCTGATTGCCGACAACGAAAAGGAAATGAACGAGCTTGTGTCAATCGGCACGGGCGTTTTTTCACAGTTCGGCGCAAGCCTTCCTCTTGAGGGGCTTTTTGAAGCGGTCAACCATACGGCCTCCCTCGGTGAAGTGCAGGGAAGCCTTGCCGACGCATTGGAATGGTCGGGAATCACGGTTGAGGATTTCAACAAAAAGCTTGAATCCTGTACAACCGAGGAAGAACGGCAAGACCTGATCATGAAAACCCTAAAGGACACCTACGGCGCAGCAAGCGAACAGTACAAGGAAACAAACAAGGATATCATGGAAGCCCGGAAAGCGCAGGAGAGGCTAACAGATGCATTTTCGGAGCTTGGCCGGGTAGGTGAACCCATTTTAACCGCCGTCAAAAACGCCGTAGCGGGCATGGTGGAAAAGGCCGTCCCGCTTATGGAATCTTTCATCAAGAAGGTAAAAGACGCGCGCAAATGGATGCAGGAGAACAAAAACACCGTTGACGCATGGAAAGCCGCCATCGTCGGCGCGTCCGTCGCCATCGGTTCTTTTTTGCTTATCCTGAATTGGGGAAAGATCATGGCAGCCGCAACAACCGCCATAAAGGCCACACGCGCGGCGATTCTTTTGTTCAATGCAGCACTCAAGGCAAACGTTATCGGGCTTGTTGTAAGCCTTATAGCGGGCCTTGTCGCGGCGTTTGTGTATCTTTGGCAAACCAATGATGATTTCCGCGCCTTCTGGATTGGCCTATGGGATAAGCTAAAATCCGTTTGCTCATCCGGGGTTAAGTGGATTAAAGGCAAATTCGACGATATCAAAGACATGATATCAAATGCAAAAAAACGCTTTGAAGATCTGAAAAAATCCATAAAGGATAAAATCGACGGCGCGCGCGATGCGGTCAAAAGTGCCATCGATAAAATCAAAGGCTTTTTCAACTTCAAATGGTCTTTGCCGAAACTGAAATTGCCGACCTTCTCCATAAAGGGCAAATTCGACTTGAATCCCCCGTCCGTCCCGAAGCTTAGTATCAAATGGAATGCCACAGGCGCAGTATTTGATAAACCCACGATTTTCGGAACCCGCCTTGGCCTTCAAGGCGTAGGGGAAGCGGGAAAAGAGGCCATCGCGCCCATTGACACGCTGAAAGCCTATGTCCGCGACGCGGTACGCGCGGAAACAAACGGCATGCGGGAAGCATACGCCCGCGAGACCGACCGCTTAATAGACTTTCTGCGCCGGGTGATCCCGAAGGAAATCAGGCTTGACACAGGGGAAATGGTGGCGGCCCTTGCGCCCGGCCTCGACCATGCGCTTTCAGACCGTATGGCGCATTCAAAGCGCGGAGGATAAAAAGAAAGACCGGCTTTTTTGCCGGTCTATTTTTATACCCTTAATGTTCAACCCATTTCTACGTAAGCAAAGAACAGGAAAAGCGCGGGCACAGCAATATAGCGCGTGTAGTCAAGCATAAAAAGAGCAGAAATGCCCATTAAAACACAGGCTACAAGCATGCACCATCTTTTTTGTTCGAAAAGGCCGATGACGGAAAAAAAGAGCGCAACGACAACAAAGATCATATGCGGCATGACGATGCGTGAGGCAATTAAGCCCACCAATTCGTATTGTATGCTGCCAAAGTGTGAAAAAAGCCTGAACGCGTAAAAGGCGGTAAGCACCACCGCGACAAAGCCGAGAACATGACCGCTGTCCAATCTCTTTTTCTCATCGTTGCTCATAAGAAAAGCTCCTAAGTGAATAATCGGTCGTTTTTGTTTTACACGTACCAGCTTTCGCCGCAGGATTGGCAAACCGCAACCTTGCGATTCTGCATTCTCGTTTTGCTTTTTGAACTGCCGATTATAAGCCACAGCCCGCAGGTGCAGAAAACGAGAAACAGCCTGCCCAGCCCCCATAAGCACCCGCGGTTACGGGTTCTTGCGGAATGCTGAACGATTTGAACGGAAACGTTAGGGCTGCCGCAGTAGGGACAATACATGAAAAACATCTCCTTTAATACTATTTGTGAACATTATACACAGCACCACAACGGCATTCGACCACATTGCCGTTAAATACAAGTAAACCAATGGCAGGTGAACCGGAATGAATATATTTAAGCTCTTGGGTGAAATCGCCATTAACAACCAAGGGGCAATCCACGCCATCAATGACACAAACAGCCGGGCTCATGCGCTTGGCGAGAACATGGGGAAGGTATTTACCGCCGTCGGAAACGGCGCAATCAAAGCGGGAAAGGTGATCGGAACAGGCCTTGCGGCGGGCGCAACGGCGATGACTGGGCTTGTCGTAAAGGGTATGAACCTTCTTTCCGGCCTTGAACAGAATTTAGGCGGCAGTGAAGCGGTTTTCGGCGAATTTGCCGACCGCATGCAAAAAACCGCCGCACAGGCTTACAGCAGCATGGGGCTTTCTCAATCCGCGTATTTAGCAACCGCAAACAAAATGGGTTCCCTTTTTAAGGGCGCGGGCTTTGCAACCGTTGAGGCTGTAGAGCTTACCGAGGAAACCATGCAGCGCGCGGCGGATGTCGCATCCATCATGGGCATTGACATTGAGCACGCTATGGAATCCATTGCGGGTGCGGCAAAAGGAAATTTTACCATGATGGACAACCTCGGCGTTGCAATTAACGATACCAACCTCAAGGAATACGCACTTTCCAAGGGCATCCGCAAAACCACGCAGGAAATGACCACGCAGGAAAAGGTCGCCCTTGCCATGCAGATGTTCATGGAAAAGACGGCCTATGCGGCGGGCAACTACGCCAAGGAAAACGAAACCCTTGCCGGCGCATTGACAACCGCAAAGGCGGCGTTTCAAAACTTCCTTGCGGGTGCCGGTTCCGAGGATGAAGTAGCATCCGCGCTTGAAAACGCCGCAACCGTAATCGGAAAGAAATTAAATGTCCTTCTTCCCAAACTGAGCCAAGGTGTAGGCGGCTTAATTAAGAAGCTTTCGCCGCGTCTTCCCGGTCTTATGAAAGACATGCTGCCGGGCGTAATCGACGGCGCGGTCAGCATGATGACCGGCCTTGCGTCCGCGCTTCCGGGCCTCTTATCCGCCGTTGGCGAAGTATTGCCGGGCGCATTTTCGCGCATTTGGGAGGGTATACGTCAAACCGCGCCGGTATTATTGAACGCGCTTAAAGGCGTAATCGAAAGCGTTGATTTTACAGTTGTCGGAACGGCCATCGGCGACGGCATCAAATTTGTTATTGCAAACATACCGGCCATTATGACAAGCATAGGCAATGCGCTTTCGTATAGCTGGAAAAATATCGTATGGCCGGTTATTAAAGGCTTGGCCGATTCGTTCGGCACTCCATTATCAGATGCTATACTTGACGAATGGGAAAAAGTGAAGCCGGGACTTGAAAAAACATTATCCCTGATAATCGGCGTTGACATCCAATTCCCGACAGCCGGATACTTTCACGATAAATTCCAGGATTGGATAGCAGAAATGGCGCATCTGCCAGAAGCAAACTGGTTTCGCATCGGCGATAAATCCCTGTCTGATCTTATGGATGAATACAACAGGGCCAAAGAAAGCGGCCTCGGTGCCGGTTCCAAAGACAAAAGCGGCGGTACGGATTGGGATAATGTGAAGGTTATCGAAGTAGACGAAAATGGAGACCCGACAGACACCTGGTTTGGAGGCGCGACCGGCGGCGGTGCAACCTACGAAAAAGACGAAGTAACGACCGTGGGCGGGTCTCGTTCGGGCAGCGGTGGCGGTGGCAACCGGCCAAGCATCGGTAGCGTATCCTGGTTTGAATCCGCGTTCAATAGCGCAAGCGAAAATCTCAACAATGTAATGGCACAAATGAACAACAGGGACGCAGGCAACGCGGGCCAGATCATCAGCCTTCTATCCGCCATTTTAGCGGCGACAAACCGCCCCATCTATCTTGATTCCGGCGCTTTGGTCGGCGCAATTGGCGGACAGATGAACGCACAGTTAGGCCGCGAGTTAGCGCGGACCGCGCGGAGGTGATAACGGATGCTTGAAGGCGTAACCTTTGGAGTCAGACACTCCTATACCACCTATGGGCTTATGCTTGCCGCCCAGCCCGTAATCAGCCCGCCGGTGCCCCGTGAGCATTGGGTTACCATCCCCGGCATGGACGGCGCACTGGATTTGTCAAAGGTCCAGACGGGCTTTATGCAATACGAAATGCGCACGATTTCCATGCGCTTTGTATACGTAGGGCCGCGCGGAGACTGGCCCGCTGTTTACAGCGAAATCTTAAACGACATCCACGGAAAAAACCTTCACATTATCATGGACAACGACCCGGACTATTACTACGACGGGATTGTGAAGGTAGAACAATACGAGCCGAAAAAGGCGCATTTCGGGCTGTCCGTCATCTGTACGGTACAGCCCTTTAAATATGCCCTTGACGGCAGCAAGGGGGGCTTTTGATGCTCTCAATCATGATTAACGGGCGCTTTGTGCATGATCCACCGCTTAACGATGACAGCCGCCTTGTGCTTTCGCCGCATCTGCGCGTAGAACTGAACCGCCCGGATGTATTGACCTTTACCATGCCGCCGAACAACATCCTTTTCGGGCAGGTGAAAAAGCGCAAGGATACCGTCAGCGTGTACATAGATAACGAGGAAGTTTTCTTTGGTCAGGTGATCGACGAGCGCCCGAGCATTTACAACACGCGCGAATATACCTGTGAGGGCGTTTTATCCTTCCTTGCCGACAGCGTTCAGCGCCCGCTTACCATAACGGGCGACGAAAACCTGACGGCGAAAGCGCATTTTGAAAACCTGATTGCAAACCACAACGCGCAGGTTTCAGTCACGACGAAACAGTTTACCGTCGGCACCGTGGACGCATGCGAAAAGGTCATGCAGAAGGAAGACATCGATTACACAAACACATTAAGCGCCATCGAACAGCAGCTTGTAAACCGTTACGGCGGATTTTTGCGCGTCCGCCGTGAAAACGGCATTAACTACATCGATTGGCTGAAAGAGCTAACCGACGTAAGCACGCAGGCGGTAGAGTTCGGCGAGAACATCATCGACATAGACGGCCTGATCGATGCCCGGGAAGTAGGCTCCGCCCTGATCCCATTAGGCGCAAAGACGAAAGGCAAAAAGCTGACCATTGCCGATGTAAACAACGGCAGGGATTACATCGAAAGCGAGGCGCTGATCAACAAATACGGCAAAGTCTATATCACAAAGGATTTTCCAACCATCAAGGACGCAAACGAGCTATTGGAAAAAGCCCGGGAAGCCCTTGCCGCGATGGAAGACGACGAAACCTTTGATATCACCGCCGTAGACCTGCACGCTTTAGGCGTTGACGTATCCGCCCTTCGCGTAGGCCTTTTAACGCCCATCCGCGCCCCGCGCCACGGGATCGACAAAAGCAAAATCCTGTATGCCGCGGATATGGATTTGGAAAACATCGAAAACACCGTCTATACCTTCGGCGTGCCTCGCCAGACCTTGACGGAAGCCTTAGCCGAAACCGCGCGCGGCGGCGGAGGCGTAGGAAAGAAAATCGAAGAACTGTCCGACGTGATTACGGACGCTTACATCGACATCGACGCAATGAAAGGCGATATCGAATTGCGCGCCTATCAGGACGAAATGAACACGCGCTTTTCTGAGGCATGGATCGGTATAAACGGCGTAAGCGCAAGGCTTGACCTGAAAGCCGATGAGGAAACGGTCGACGAATTAAGCCGCACGGTAGATCAGGCCTACGTCTTGCTTGACGGCGCAAATGCCGCCATCCAATTAAAGGCCGACAAGACCTACGTCGAAGACCTTGAAAAGACCGTAAATCAAGCGCAAATCGACATTGACGGTGCAAATGCATTGATCTCATTAAAAGCCGATACATCCACCGTAAATACCTTAGGCGAAAGGGTATCCGCCGCCGAAGTCGCAATCGACGGCGCAAACAGCGAAATCAGCCTGAAAGCCGATAAAACCTATGTCGATAATCTTATAGCTGAAAAACTGACCGCGACGAGCCTTGCCGCCGAAATTGCCAAGATTGAAAAGCTTTCCCTGCAAAGGGTGTCCGGTACAATCGCAGAATTTTCGACCGTCACAGCGGATAACGTTGCTTTCGGAGGCACCCAGATGTACAGCCGCGCGTTATCGATGGGCGATATCGTTACAACGAATGTGCTCACGTCAAAAGGTTCTGCCATTGACCTTGCCCACAGCCACGCCGTAACTGTAAACCCCGACGGCACAGTAACCCTCGGGGAGGTCAGCGCCACAGGCGGAAATTTTAGGATCGCCGATACGAAAGCGTATAAAGACGGCGTATCGGCTTCATATTCCAGCGGTTATAGCGCTGGCTGGGCGGCGGCGCGCGCGGAGGTAAGGCGCGTTAATAATTCAGCCAACAAACAGGTCTGGGTTTACGGCCCGGGTGCAACCGTGGATTCTTCGGCGCGTTTCTACACAATCGAATTTGATGTAGCAATTACAGAACATCGAAATTCCGCGGCAAGCACCATATTCGCACTTGCTGAATCCAACTTAAAGGTCAACAGCTCGACGGCGTTTACAAAGACAGATGACAGCACGCTTACCATCAACGCCGGCATGCTCTAATTTTAGAATCAATTTTAAAAGGAGGATATACCCATGAAAGCAACCGAGGTAAAAAAGCACTTTGAGGTAATCAAGTCCTACATTTCCGCATTCCACATGCGCGTGGACGATGAAAACGTCACAAAAGCGCGAAGCCTTATTGCCTTTTGCAATGAGCGCATTATCGAATGCAACAAGGAAATTGCCGAGGAAGAGGCCAAGAAAGCCGAGGAAACCAAAGTAGAAACGGAGGCGTAACGCAATGGACAAGACAATCCAAATCACGGTTTTAAACAAAATCGCCGTGAAAACCTGCGATACCGTTTACGTTTGCGGAAACAGCGATTTTACCGTCCATTTCACCTTTGATGAGGATTGGGCGGAGCATTACTCAAAAACGGCGCGGTTTATCGCAAATGATGGAACCTATGTAGATCAGCCCTTTTCCGGCGATTCCTGCCCCGTCCCGATTCTTCAAAACACATACGGCTTTAACGTAGGCGTATACGCCGGAAACCTTTCGACCACCACGCCCGCGTATTGCCCGGCAAAGAAAAGCATCCTTTGCCCGGGCGGCGTACCGAAAGACCCGGAGCCGGATGTATACAACGAGATCATGGAAAAATTAAACGACGGAAGCCTTAAGGGTGCGCCCGGCAAAGACGGCACAAATGTCACGATCTCAACCGTTCACGAATCCGACGAGGACGGCGGCGAAAATGTTGTAACATTCAATACAGGCGATACCTTAAAGGTCAAAAACGGCAAAACGGGCGCACAGGGCGAAACCGGAGCAACCTTCCGCCCGACCGTAACCGATGGCATTCTTTCTTGGGGAAATGATAAAGGGCTTGAAAACCCCGATCCTGTGAACATCAAAGGCCAGAAGGGCGCCCCCGGCAATGACGGCGTATCGCCCACCGCAAAGGTAAAAGAGACGGCGGAAGGCGCAGAGCTTACCGTTACCGATGCGGACGGTGAAACCAAAGCAGTGCTTAAGCACGGAAAGGACGGAGAACCCGGTGCGCCCGGCGAAAACGGCAAATCCGCTTACGAAATCGCCAAGGAAAACGGCTTTGACGGTACCGAGGAAGAATGGCTGAACAGTTTGAAGGGCGCGCCCGGTGAAGATGCCGATATCTTCATTGTGCATATCGGCGGCGGCAACGTCCCG